TTGCTTCTGAATGATAATGCATTTGTGTATCCAAGGTTTGATTCATCGAGTGGTGGCCTCAAAGCACTTTATCCCTTAAGACCGATGATGATTCAACCAATCGTGGATAATGCAGAGGGGTATTATCTGAAGTTCTACTTTGAAGATGGCCAACAATTCACGCTTCCCTATGAGAATGTCATTCACTTGAGGAAGTACTTTGCATCGAACGATATCTTTGGTGGAACGGGATCATCAGGGGATCATGAAGCGATTTTGAAGACGATTTCAATTAATGAGAGTGTCCTTCAAGGGATCGATAATGCAGTCAAATCCTCCATGCAGATTAAAGGGATCATCAAAATGAATGGAATGCTGTCTGAGGTTGACAAGAAGAAACAAAGAGAGCTCTTTGATTTGGCACTCAATGACTCGATTACATTTAAAGGAAGCTCAATCATACCGATTGATTTGAAGTCTGAGTACATTCCTTTATCGGTTGATCCGAAGTTGATCGACAAGGAAACACTCGAGTTCTTACAGTCCAAGATCCTTGATTATTTTGGTGTGTCAGCTCCGATCTTCGCGAATAAGTACAGTGAAGAAGACTTCAACTCGTTTTATGAATCAACCATTGAGCCTCTTGCCATTCAGCTTTCAGAGGCTTTTTCCTTGGGATTACTCACTGAGAATGAGTTGAGTCGTGGTGAACAAATCATTTTTTATAGTGAACGATTGCAATATGCAAGTTGGAATACCAAAGTGAGTGCGATCGAGAAGTTGATGAGCTTGGGGATCATGACCTTGAATGAATCTAGAGCACTGCTTGGTCTAGAACCGATCGAAGGTGGAAATAGGCGATTGCAATCGCTCAACTTTGTGGATGCGGACAAGGCAAACAAATATCAAGTAGGGGAGGAGAATAAAAATGAAGGTATCAGTTAATGGAACGATATCCAAAGAAGCACTCAAAGTGATTTTAGATACACAAAAAGCAAAATCACAAATCATCGAGGAGTTTTGCAAAGAACATAAGATTACTAGTTTTCACTACAAGGATTCAGAACTTGAATACACCGTTGAAGGAAAATCAAACAAACCCAAGATCGAGGTGAGAAGCCATGATTAAAGAAACAAGACTCGCGGATGTGAAGTTCGAAGAAGCGGATGGTAAAATGACGCTAGAAGGCTACGCCATCGTTTTTAATCAGGAGGCTTTGATCGGGAATGAGGAGCATGGCTTCATGGAAACCATCGATCATCGAGCATTACAAAATACGCAAATGAAAGATGTCCCGATGAAATACAACCATATGGACTCCTTCCTCATCATCGCTCGCACAAAAAACAAATCACTTACCTTATCGGTTGATAACATTGGCTTGAAAGTGCAAGCGGAACTCGTCGATACACAATCCAATCAGGATATCTACAAGATGGTCCGAAGTGGCCTGCTGGATAAGATGAGCTTTGCTTTCACTGTTGATGAACAATCCTGGAACAAAGAAAGCAAAATTCCAAAACGCACCATCACCAAAATCGGAAGGCTATACGATGTCTCAGTCGTAGACACGCCCGCTTACGATTCAACCAGTATCTATGCTCGTTCTTTAGAGTCTATGGAGTTAGAACTAAAGGCTATGGATTTAGAAGAGCAGAAACGACGCGTTGAAGTGATGAAAGCGAAGATTCGCATCAAAACAAACTACTAAAAAAGAAGGAGAACAAATCATGAATTTAGAAAAAAGACGTAAAGAAATCGAAGCACGCTTAACAGAGATTCGGTCACTTGCAGAAGTGGAATCCGATGTGGCGAAACTGGAAGCATTTGACACCGAATGCAACACCCTACAAGAGGAACGTTCCATCATCGATAAGAAGATGACGATTGCGTCCAAAGTGGAGATTAAACCGATTGTCCTAGAGACACGCACAGACAACAAGGAAACCTTAGAACTTCGCGGAAAACAACTCCGTGAAAGCCGTGTGATTCAAGTGTCGAGTTCAGAAGTGTTGGTTCCAGACCATGTCACCAACAGTCTAGCTCCCTATCCCTATGCACAAGTTTCGACACTGGTTGATAAGGTTAACATCATCAATCTAAACGGTGGGGAAACCTACAAGAAATCATTTGTCAAATCAAATGGGATTGCAGGAACGACACTGGAAGGCCAACCCTACAGTGAAACAGAACCTACATTCGGATATGTCACCATCACGAAGGTGAAGATAACCGCATATACGGAAATCACCGAAGAACTCGAGAAGCTTCCAAGCATTCCCTACCAGGCAGAAGTCCTCAAAAACATCAACATATCCTTGAAGAAGAAAATCTCTGAGCAGATTCTACGAGGAGCTGGCACATCAAACACGTTCACGGGGATCTTTAGTGATCAAGCCGTTGCCTTATCCGATTGTACTCCGCTCGAGCTCTCCGCAATCACCGACACCACCCTTGATGACATCATCTTTGCCTATGGTGGCGATGAAGAAGTCGAAGGAGGCGCAGTTCTTATCCTGAACAAGAATGACTTGCGTGCATTTGCAGGTCTTCGCACATCGGAAGGTCGGAAAGTCCATACGGTGGACTACATCAATCAAACAATTGATGGCATACCCTACGTAATCAACTCGCATTGTAAGGCAATCGCTGACAGTGCAACCACAGCAGGGGAATATGCAATGGCGTATGGTTCCCTCAAGAACTATGAAGTTCCCATCTTCTCGCCAGTTGAAATCGGAAAGTCGACGGATTACAAGTTCAAAGACGGGATTATCTGCTACAAGGCATCGGTGTTCACAGGTGGGAATGTCGTTGGCTACAAAGGGTTCCTTCGTATCAAGAAGAAAGCCGCTGCCTAATCTGAGGGAGATCGATCATGGCCATACTGGATACGGTAAAGAAAGCCCTCTTGATTCCTCTGTCGGAAACCTATGCCGATGAGGAGTTGTTGTCGCATATTGAAGCGTGTAAGGAACTGATTCGTTCTGTCGGTGTGGCTGATGATAGTGTACAGGGTGAGGGAGTCCCGATTGTGGATTCCCTTATCCTTATCTACTGCAAGACCTTTTTTGGCTTTAAGAATGATGGATCGGTGAAGGAACTACCGAAGAGTTTTGAAATGCTCGTCAAACAGCTATCATTCACGAAAGGAAGGACATCGTAATGTTTCCAAGCGCACCGAACATCCGATTGACCTTACTGAAACTCGATAGCACGAAAGACACCATTGGGAATCGAAAAGACACATTAATCAGTTCGAAAGAAGTCATCGGGATCAATTTCTCAGTGACATCGAAGGAATTCTATGAAAGCAAGAAAACAGACATCCGGATTGATGTTGCGGTGCGGATACAAAGCTTCTTATACGATGGTAGCAGACATGCTTTGATCGATTCAAAGGTTTACAAGATCGAACGCACGTATGTCAGTGGTCAGTTCATTGAGCTTTATCTTGTTGAGACAAAGATCAAAATTGGGGATATCAATGGTCTCATTGGATGAGTTAGCAATTCGAATTGGGGAACTTGTCGAAACGTACACGGAAGAAGTCATTTTGGCGATGGAAAAAGCGCTGGATGAAACCGCGGACAAGGTACTACATTATATTCAATCAAAAGCCCCCAGAAGTGGTCAGTCATATGGTTTTGCAGACTCCTTTATTGCAGTTCCAGAAGGACAGGGCATCAACAAACGAATCGCCATCTATTCGAGCAATAAGGGAAGATTGACCCACTTGCTTGAGTTTGGGTTCACCCATCGGGGAGGAAAGTTTGTCGGACCACGTCCATTCATGCGTCCAGCGTTTGATGCGTTTGTGCCGGATATGGTGGAACAAATCAAATCAATCATCGAAAGAGGTGGATCGTTGTGAGCATCCTAGAACAAGTTTTCCTCGTGCTTGATGGCGTGTTACCAAATCGAGTGTCGTATGGAACAAATACTGTCGATGCCGATGAGCATCACGTTTATCCGTACATTGTCTATCAAGTAATCAGTGAGCGAGGTCAAAGCTACGCAGATAACAAGTCAGTGGTTCGAATCATCACATATCAGATCACGCTTGTCACCAAAACAAAAGAACCCTTGATTGAAGAGGAATTGGAATCAGCCTTACATCAAGCGGGGTTCAATTATCAAATGATCACAGAATATGTCAATGACGACAACTCGGTCAATCGAGTCTATGAAATCAAACAGGAGGATATAAATCATGAGTAATAAAGTCACATTCGGACTTACCAATGTCCATTACGCACTCGCTACGATTGGAACGGATGGTTCTTGGACTTTTGGAACGCCCAAACGTCTGGTGGGTGCTCAAGAAATCACGACGGAAATCATCGGTGGTAGTTCACAAGTCTATGCAGATGATAAGGTTATCGCAACCCTTGTATCCAACTCCGGTTCAACGGTCACACTCAAATTCACTGAGATTGATGATGAATTTAAGAAGGATATCTTTGGATTCAAGACAGACACCAATGGCAATTTTGTCGAAGTGGTCAACAACGAAACCAAAACCTTCGCGTTGGGCTATGAGATTCAAGGCGACGCAAAAGCACGTCGAATTTGGTACTACCTATGTACAGCAACACCTTCAGGAGATGCGAGCAAATCAAAAGCCGACTCTATTGAAGCCAATTCTATCTCACTGAACATCACCGCTCGCCCGATCGAGTCAGGTAATAATCTGATTCTTCGTGTTATTGCAAGTGTTGGAGATACAAACTACACGACCTTTTTATCTACATCACCAGCATTACCAACCTTCATCTAAGGTGGACTGAACTATGGAAAAAGTAGTTAAACTGGGTGACAAGGAGTATAGGCTCCACTCGTCACTATTCACGATCATCGATTACCGCAATGTGTTCGGATCTGAACTATTCAGCGATATCAAGAAACTTGAAAAGGGGAAAGATATCAAAGAAGAAGACTTCTCGCTTGTGATCGATACAGTTTTCAGAATCATCTACGTACTTCATCGCCCATTTAGTAAAGCATCCTACAATGACTTCTTGATGACACTTGATTTTGGTATCTTGAGTGACATAGAAGAACTGGGTGTCTTAACTCAATCCATCGGGGAGATGCTAGGCACTCTCCAAAGAAGCACCAAACCGTCCCCACAGTCCAAATGATGAGCCAGAGTTTGGTGCAACCTCAAATATCATTTTTAATTTGGCTCATCTGGGACTATCGATTGAAGATTCGAAGCATTTTGACTTAACAACTTACCTTGAACTGGTTCAGCTTGAAATGAAAGTGATATCTAGAAACAGTGATGAAAAAAGAGCATCACAAGCAGATATTGATGCTTTTTTGATTTGAGAAAAAATCCTATTGACAAAAGGTTGTGTGTGTTGTATAATCAAGGCAGATAGAAATATCAAAAAAGAATCTTGGGAGAGAAACATGCCTTTTTGCAGGAATTGTGGTGCTGAAGTTAATGATAATGCTTATGTTTGCACAAAATGTGGTGTTCTAATTAAATCTGGAAATCAAAAACCACAAAAGCTAGATCAGCAACAATTATCGGGTTTTCATCAAACA